GCTGCTACGCCAGCTAAATGAAATGTATTTAAAGTATTATGAACTAATATATTGTCATCTACCATAAAGGAATCATTCCCAGGTACTGTGAAATCATAGACATATTCTTTAGGATCATCTAAGTATACTAAATCCACAATTTCATCCCAAAATACATCAGCTTCTAATGCGGATTCTAAAATTGCAATATTGGTTTTTACTTGTTGTTCTGCAACAGGATCTACAAATACTTTCATCATTTCCTTGAATTGTTCAATATATTCTTCAAGTGTTCTACGACCAATACTTTCCTTTTTAACCCAACGACCAAAGGTTCTTGATTGTCCTGGCATACGGAGTAATTTACCAGTTTGTGCAATAACTCCACCAAGTTCTGGTATTTTATCAATTAGTTCAAGATGACTATGTGGATCATCACGTTCATTATATTTAATAATCTTTTCAAGTTCTTCTGCTTTTTCTGGAAGTTCAAACCCTATTGTTTCTTTATAAAGTCTTGCAAATTTACGTGGAATATTAATTGTATGCATTACTTTTCCTGGCATGTTTTTAGTTTTTTCTTGTCCTAAAACACCAAACATGTTGCAATATCCTAATAAATTATTAATATCTCTAATGAGTTCTTGACTACGTGATCCTACACGAATTAGTTGACGTTCTGCATTAACATTACCATCACCATCAAAATATCCTCCAACTACACCTTTAATAAATTCAACTGGTGCATTAAATACTAAACCACCTACATGTTTTGTATAGGATCCTTGATTAAATGTTTCTAGGAGGAATTCTGAAAGGTCTTTAGAATTTATAATATGTTCTTTACTTGGACCATATTCACCATAATAATGTCTTACTTTTAATTTCCAATTGTAAATACTACATAATGCTGATAATTTTTCTTCAACTATTGGTGCAATTTTTGTAATTCTTGTAGAATAAGTAGTGAGCGAACCATCTGCTAAATAAATACCACATAACCAACCAAATTCCCTATCTAAAGTAAAGGTTGTTTCACCCTTTTTAATAAAATGAATTGGATTATTTACTTCTGGTATTTTCTTTGCTACTGGCACCCTCATTCCAATTTTCAAATCACTTCCTAAAACTGGTTCAATTCCTGTTATGGAACGTTTTAAGAATGAATGTGAAAGTGTAGCTGTAGTTTTTCTTCCTGATCTTGTGTGAACTTCTACCATACCGCCATTTGCTGGATGACGACTTATTTGTGAGATACGTTTCCAAGAGGTTTTTTCATTATTACTGACGCCTAATATTTCTATATCATTTTCTAAATCTAATACTACACTATTTTCTCCAATTGTTATAACTTTACTCTTGTTCTTTTCTAAAATGTCATCTATAAATTTACCAACTTCGCCCTTATAGAACATATTTTTTCCAATCTTAACAGTAATTTTAGTTGATTTGCAACTCGACATCTGTGTGGTCGGTTCCCCAATACTCTGAGCCGCAACAATCCCAACGAGTTCCCCAGGAATAGCCCATGCTTTCCAGTTTTTTACAACAATTGCTTCTACAAGTGCATTCCAAGCTTCTTCTGTAAATCTTTCTTTTATAATAATTTTATGTGGTGCTAAATGGAAACGAAGACTTGCAATCCATATTTTATTAAAGGATTGTGTACGATCAATGATTTTTTGTATATCTTCTAAAACCTTTTTTGGTGTTAATGTTGTTTGTTGATCAGTTTTGAGGTTAAATTTGATTTTAATGTTTAACAAGATACGTTCTAAATTTAATGGTGTATTTAGTTTTATTGGTCGACCATTACTGTAAACACCATCAACAAGCATTGTACGATCTTGAAATATTTTTTCAACATATTCCTTTACAAGTTCTGAATCATCTCCACGTTCTGTACCTGGTGCTAATATTGTAGTAAAATCTACACCTTCTAAACCAAATTCTTTACGAATTTGTTGATCTGTGAGTTTTTCTAATGGTAATGAGATTCCTTCTAATTTTGTAGAGGCTACTCCATCTTCACCATATCTGAATTGTACGATTTTACCCATACCATCACGAATTGTACCATCATGTTGTGTCATTAAATTTTCCATTGCTTTTATAAGTTGTCTTTGTGTGTAACCAGTTTCGGCGGTATCTCTTACTTGTAATCCGTTTGCTAATCCAAAGTTAAATGTAGATGGAATTGTTAAATCATACATCTTTGGATAATTTTCTGGACTAATTGGATTAATTTCAATAATTTTGTCCATTACAACATCATTAATACTATTAAAATTTCTATGTTTTTCTGTTGGATTTAAATTTCTTAATTTAATATTTTTAGCATCATCAATTAATAATACTTTTTCACGAAAGATTGTAGCCCAGTTTGCTCTAATTGAGATTCTGTATGCTGGTAATATATGTTGTGTACCTAGATTATTATCATTACATTTTGTAGTAAAGACTTTACCAAATATTCCTATACGACTACATAACATATTAATACCTTCAATAAGTCTTGAAGATGCAGAACCAGCTTCAACTGAATTTACACTTATAGTACCATCTCCTGAGAAATATCCATTTAATACTCCAATTACAAATTCTTCAGGAGCACTAAATGCTTCAGAAGGAACATGTTTATTTTTAGCACCATGTCCCATTAATTGTGTAAGAAGTTTTGCTAAAAGTGTTGAATAACCACGAACACATGATGAAGTACCACCAATATGGTTTGTTTTAATTTCTTCACTATGTTTAATTCCATGTGCATCAAACCATTCTTTGATAAATGTTCTAATATTTTGATCATTATTTGTAATTTGAACATAACCACTTTTAATATCTACATTACCTTCAGCAAGGAATAAACCTACAAAGATACCATTTTTCTTATCAAGTTTAATCATATCTGGAATTAAAGTATGTTCACGATTTGTACTAAATGGATAAATATATCCTGGTTTAATATTACTAATATTTGAACGTACAGTTGCACGATGAAGACGTGCTTTACTTATGTATGGTAATGTAAATGTTTTACCATTATTTGTTTTCCACCAACCATTAGGAATTAATTGTTTTCCTTCCATTGCTTTTTCCATTTCATTTACTGCAATTTCAAAGTCAGTACCATATAAATATTCAGTTTTTGGTAAATATTTTGAAACATCAATATATTCAGTAATTACAGGTGGAGTTGGTAAATTCATTGATACTGGTACAAAGTCATCTGTTGAGACTTCAGGTGTTAATTTAGGAAGGAATTGTGATTTTTCTGAATCCCATATTAATAAGGATTGTTCTTCAGTCACAATTACATCACGACCACCTTGTGTTTTAATTTGGTATAATTGTTTACCTGGATCATGTCTTGTAATTGCTTTAATTTCTCCCCATGACATTTTTCCATCTGCATCACATGTAGGAATAAATACTGGAGTATCTAATTCTAAATATTCCATATTATTCTTTTCAATATGTTGTATAGCATCTTCATTTATTGCAAGATGTGTATCAATCCATTCACCGATAGTTGTATGTTTTGTTTCTCCATCTTCTATAATTACAATTTCAGTATCACCAGATACTGATTTAACAGCTGTATCAATTAAACCTTCACGACCTGCCATTGCATGAAAGAAGAATTCTGTTGGTGTTAATCCACGTAAGAATGAACTTTCAACAAATCCACGTGCTTCAGCACCATCGTCAAACATTTTGAAATGTGGTAATGTACGGTCTGTAAAACCATAAGGAATACGTTTACCTTCTACAGCTACTTGGCCAAGACATGAAATCATTTGTGCTACATTGTTTTCATCCCCTTTAGAACCTGAACGAACCATGGTCATTAAACGATTTTCAGAGGATAAACTTTGTACTCCAATCTTACCAGCATCACTTAATGCTTTTGTTAAGATTGCATTTGCACGTGCTTCAAATTCTTCTTGGTTTGATTTACCTGAATTATTTGTAAATAAATCTGTATGAAGTGATAATAATAAATCATCTAATTCCTTTTTTCTTACTGCAATAGCTTTATTCATATCTTCACGTGTTTTTTCATCAGCAATTAAATCACTAATACCTACACTAAACCCTTTCATAATTAAATAAGTTTCCATCATATTTTGTATTCCATCTAAGAGGTCCACTGCTGCCTTTGGACCATAATCATTATAAGTTGTGTGAAGAATACCTTTACCTGCTGTATTAAATATACTTTTATCAAGAACACCTTGTAAGAATTCACCTTCTTGTATTTTAATCATATTATAATCACCAGAATCATCTGATTTTTTATACATTTTATTTGGCATTGTTAAATTAATTGGTGCAAAGAGTGTTCCTATAATTTGTTGCCCTGTATAACGATTATCATCGGCTGGGTTTGGTACTTCACTAAATCTTTTATTTTTCATCATCATATTCATAAATTCTCTACGTGTAAAACGATTCCCTGGAAGTGTACAAAGATATGATCCTGCTAATGCGTCTTGTACTACACCAATAACTGGTGTACTATCACGTGGACGAATTATTTGCATTGGTACTGCTGCAATTTCAGCAAGTTCAGCCGTTGCTTCATAACTTTGGGGAATATGTGCATTCATCTCCATTATCTCAAAACTTTCATATTGAGGTGGACTATACCTTGAGCCATAACTATGTTGATTAGACATGTTTACATGACCCGTTGCCGTCTAGTCTCTGAACCTTCCTCATATCCTATCCTAACGGAGTTAGAGGCTTGGCTGCTGATTGCCCAATCCTTTATAATTTTACCATACCTTCAGTATTTCTCTGAAGCCACTAATATGTTTCCATACAAGCTTGGTTATAAAGGCTCTAAGGGGTTTCCAGCAATTTGACAACGTTGCAATGTTGCTATATTTCTTAGAAAATCCTTTGCTTGATTTTCTAATTCTTCAATTGTTTGATATTTGCCAACAAACGATGTTTTTTTACCATTTATTTTAACAACAATGAATGGTTTACCTTTTGCATGTTTAATATAAAGATATTGATCAAGATTTTCTAAATCTATTTTTTCATTTTGAAATCTTGTAAATTTTTGTTGTTTATGTTGATATTTAGTAATAAGCATCTGACGATGTTTATTTTCGTCAGTATTCATTACTTCTTTTAATCGGTTTGACATTTTAATACGTGTTTCCTTAGTTCTCATACTACATCCACCACGTTTTTTTGGTGCATTTGTATCAGGGGTAGGAACATCATCAGATGTTTCCAATCGTATATGTGATTTTCCCCCATTTGTCAAATTATAACCATTTGGATACATACTATTGTATTCAGATATGTAATGTTTTTCCCAAGAATCTAATTCTTCAATTGAACATGAATAAAGCAATTCAACTGTAAATGCATCCTTCCCATGAAGTCTTATTGCATTATTTAGATATCTACATTGCTTTTTCTTAGTATTACATATGGCTTCACTAATATGATCACGAAAGCGTCCTTCATAACCAAATGGCTTATAATATCCACGATTTTTACGATGTGTCAATGTTTGACCAACATATTCTTTATTATTTACAATATTCTTAATCAAATAAATTTGACCTTGAACTAAAGTTTTATCTTTTAATATTTTATCCTCCATTTTTGGCAAAATAATCTCACAGGTTTGTATTCAATTTTTAAGCAACAATTACTAGATGGTTATATCAGAAACAAGAATTGCACATTTCTTGAATCTGGTAAGATTTCCACTGTTAACCTTACTAGGTATTCTTACAACCTAATAAGCAGCCACCTGTTGGAGACAAGATTTATCTCCATCAAAGTCCGCATTATATGGTCTTGTGACCAATACGTTTAATCTAAATGTATTATACGGTAATACACGAACCCTATGACCCATCATAGACATTCTGTGAAGTGTTGGTTGACGATTAAAGAGAATAACATCGCCATCCATTAAATGTCTATTAACAGTATCACCATTGTATAATACAATCTCTTTTGTATTCACATGTTTTAAACTAATCATACGACCATCTTTACGTACAATACTCTTGGCACCAGGAAATACATCTGCACCATTTTGTACATATTTATATAATCTTTCTTTATTAAACACAGTGACCTTTTCAGGACGTGTTAAATTCATGGCAATCTTTTGAGGAACACCAACTTCAGCTATACTAATGTTTGGATCACCAGTAATAACAGAACGAGCAGATTGTTCAACTCTTTTACCTTGAATATTATATCTTACACGACCTTCTTTACTACCAATACGTTGTTGTATACTTTTTAAAGGTCTTCCACCACGTTGGGCTGATGGTGCTACACCTGGTATTTTATTATCAACAAGTGTAGCTATATGATATTGTAATATATTTGTATATTCATTTATAGTTTCTCTATTTGCATTTTTATTAATTTGTTCTTGAAGTTTTTTATTTACTCTTATAATTTCAAAGAGTTTATGTGTGAGATCATCTTCAGAACGTTGGTTATTGTCTTGTACAACTGATGGACGAACTTGTGGTGGTGGAATTGGTAAAACTGTACAAATCATCCAATCAGGACGACACCAATAACGGCTTAGACCCATGAAATCGACATCTTCGTCTGTAATTTGTTTAAATAAACGAAGAACATATTCAACTTCAAGTGGTTGACGAACTGTGCCTCCAGCGGATGAATCAACCTTGTCCCATTCGGCTACAAGACGAGCAATTCCTTCTGAGATGAAACGATTTGGTTTTACTGTGCCGCAACCATCTTCGACTTCTTGACCACAACGATGAACTTTATCACATGCTTCCTTCACCATTTTCCATCTTGCTTCACCACGTTTTTTAGCAATTCTTTGATGATTGTTTTTATCGATTAAAAGTTTACCACAACGAATACAAACACAACGTAATACATCACGTATTTTTTCAAGAAATTGTATGAAATAGACAGGACGTGCTAAACGATAGTGTCCAAAATGACCGGGACATGCATGATTTGTTTGACCGCAGGAACGACATGTTTTTCCATTATCTAAAACACCCATTCTTGGATCAAATAAACCTCCAATCTTTGGTTCA